ACCAGACTTTCTCGTGCAGCAGATGCAGCGAGACAAACAACTATAAGCGGTGTGTCCCAAGCCATCCAAGGTGGAGCAGAAATTCTTGGCTCGAAATTTAAAGTGCCAAAGAAGAAGCCAGAAGCATCGGGACTATCTACTACTAATCCTGCTGCTCCGAAGACAGATGCTTTAACCGCTATGTCTAACGCTGCTATGCAGGGAACACAGCAGGGCTTGATAGATTTTACTAAGCAAGCCAAGGCAGATAAAGCGGCGTCATTTAATATCCTTGAAGAAGAAGTAAGCGACCCATCGGGAACTCTCTTGCTTGATGAGGTTGATGTTATGGAAGATGGTGGTGTTCAAGAGCCGGTAGATAAAACACCAGGCGAGTTCTCGCATGATGACAATCCAATCGACATTGTACAAGAGGGAGCAAAGATTGGTGAGATGACTGGAGGAGAATACATATTCAACCCAGAGCAGGCTGAAGAAATGCGTAAACTTTCCGAGGAAGGAGATACCGAACTACACGAATTCGTTCGTAACTTACTAAACAAAGAACAATTTAAATAATGGCTGATACATCCACATTCATGGCGGTGGGCCAGGTACCACAAGTAGATTATGGTGCGGTGTACAGAAACGCCAAGGCCCGTCGCGAGTTAGAAGAAGAGAAGAAACTACAATACCTTAACCAGTTCCAACAGGAACGTGGTGCTTTCACTACGGGTATGCAGGATGAACTGCAAGCAGAGTGGGATGCTATCGAGCAAGACCTGGATCAGGGAGATATGTCTCTTGAAGCCAAGGCCCGAAGACAGCGGCTGTATAACAACTACAAGCAACACGCTGCCGATGCGCTCGAATACGCAAACACTGTTAATGATTTAGAGGCATCTATTTTGGCAGACCCAAATGCATACAACGACCCAGCAGCCTTGATGTCTGAGTTAGAAGACGCACGTAATGTACAGGTCAGTGCTCAAAACATAGGTCTAGCAGCCGGTGAACTACCGTCACTAAATGAGTTTAGAAGATTTGCTTTACCAGAGATTGCTCCTAACGCGGCAGCGGGTATGATACTTGAAAACCTAAAAGCCTCTGGGGGTATTAATAACTTCTACGATATGGCTGGATCAGGGGAACTTGACCCGAATGCAGTAGGATCAAGTGTATCGGCATGGTTTAACAGTAACTCCCTATCTCAACAAGAAGAAGACCAGGCCATTGCGTTTGTACTCCATCAACTTGGTGGACTAAGCGGTAACATGGATGACCTTTCTAAAATTAGAAACCTGTCTGATGAGGAGCGTGAAGGGTATATAGGACAATATGCGGAATACGTTACGGGCGCACTTACAAATATGTTGTCTCAAGACATAGAGACACAACGCGAGCAACGCCAAGCAGAGTTATCGGACTACAGAACCAAGTCAAGAATACAAGCAGAAGAAGCGCGGGCAGCAGCGAGCGCTTCCGGGTACGGTGGATTTGTTGTAGAGGCTGGTGACTTGCAATACATGCCTCCTATTACTCCAGATGCAAATGGAAACGTGTTAAAAACGAGTGACCCAGAATTGGCTAACGCTAACATGGCGATTCACGCGAGTATAGAGGGTACACAACCTATGTACAGAGACGAGTATGGTAATCAAAATTATATCGAGAGCATCGGTATAGACCAAGACGGGAAGATGATTGCTATTATTAGAACTAATCAGTCAGTAAAGAACAGGAGTAATAAAACTGAAACTCACGTTGCCAGAACAGTGGTAGACGCATCTGAAATACCGTTGAATGGATTGAGTAACGCTAAACAGGCAGATAAGATTCGTCAGACATACAACAATATGTTACCTATGTGGTCAGCAAACTTTGCAGGTCGTGAGCCACAGCAAGACTTTTCGCAAGATATAAATGTACTCAACGAAACAGAGGTAGAATCAGCGCCAATGCAAGGCCCTGCACCTACACCGGGTGCATATGTTCGACCAGATGCGGCTACTCCAGAGCCTACAATTGAAATCACAGTAGACGAGTGGAGTGACATGAGTAAGCCAGCGCAGAATAACTTTATCTATAGTGAAGCAATATTTCGCAACAGTCAGAAGGTAGAGTTTAATGGTCGTCAACGTAGAAAATGGGATATAATGACACCTACTGAGCGTAAAAACGAATTGGCTAAAGTTCGCAATGAATTAAGACTACAATTGAAAATTGATATTTAATGGAAGACGAGCAGTTATTAGAAGCACTTGAGTCCGCGTACAATAGAGGGGTAACCCTTGAGCAGATGCAGGGTAAACTTAGCGATGACGCAATGGTTGTCGCACAAAATTTTTTTTCAAAAAAAAAAGATGGTACCGAAGATTCTCAGATCGCCAGTCCTTCGGTATCAGCATCAGAGCCTTCGGTAAACGGTACGGTATCTCTATCTACTCGACTCGACTCTGATTCAAAGGCGGTTTCTTCTGGTTTATTAGATGCTGTAAAGTCAGCACAGGAACGCGGTATTACCCTCGAGCAAATGCAGGGTAAGTTATCTGATGATGCGTATAATTTAGCCAGTCAATACTACAAAACCATAGAGTCTCAACGTCCTGTTAATCGCAAGATGAAAGACCACTGGTTAATCATTGACGAGAACCCAAGTGAGTTGGGTAGACTTTGGAATCGCGCTGTATCTGGTGGTATTCTTGCTAACGAAATAGCAGAGGCAGAAATCACAGGGGTAATGGATTACGAGAAGATAGCCTACCTCAACAATATTGTTCAAAGAGACGCACCAAAAGAAGAAGACTACCTATACGATACCGATAATCCTGTAGGTAGTTTTGTGCTTGATGTAATACGGACTATACCCGAGTCATTAATCTCTATGGCTACAGCGGCAGAGGCAGGTATCAGAGGTGCAGCAGCAGGTGGTGCTACAGGTGCAGGTATAGGTTCAGTTATACCTGGTGCAGGTACAGCGGCAGGTGCAACTACTGGTGCTATAGCAGGATACTTTGGTGGAACATCGCTCGCTCTCGAGTACGGTCATTCTATTATGGATGTGCTTCGTGAGGAGGGCGTAGACGTCACTTCTCCAGATCAATTAGAGGAAGCCTCACGTGACTCAAGGATAATGGCTAAGGCACGAGAGAAAGGGCTCAAGCGTGGTATACCTATCGCAGTATTCGATGCCATATCGGGGGGTACTGCGGGTAAGGTGGGTAACGTACTCGTAAAATCTGTAGGTAAATCAGCGAAAAACAGAGCCATGAAGGTGGCTGCGGCAGAAACCTTGGTTCAAGCAGGGCTTGGGGGTACTGGTGAGTTCGCAGGACAGGTGATATCGGGTGAGGAAATTAGACCAAGAGACATAGCGCTTGAGGCATTCGCTGAGTTAGGCCCAGCAGCACCCGTAATGGCCTACAATCTTGCAGGTCGTATCGGTAAAACGCCTGGTGAATTATCATACATAGACTGGGCAAAAGAACAGGATCAGAAGAAACTCTCTGTAGCCAATGAGATATCGTTTGTGGCTAACAATGGGGAGATTGCATCTATAGATAATGAGATTCAAAAACTTAGAGAGTCTAAGAAGAAAGACCCAACCACAAAGAAAGCAGTAGACGCTAAACTACAGCGACTAAAACAAGAGAAGTACAGTCTACTCAAAGAGACATCAGAGAGAGTGATGAAACTTGAGGGGATACAAGAAGAAATAGCAGACCAGTTAACACGTGACCTTAATGCAGCAGCGGCAGTATTAAAGGAAGGTAATATTACTGCGGAAGAAAAGGTTGCTATCGAAGAAGAGATGGAGCAGTCGGCTAAAGAGTTAGACCAGTTGCTGTCATCACAAACAGAAGAGCAAACACAAGCACAACCAGATGATAAAAAAGTTAAGCCCGAAGAAGTACCAGGTGCAGAGCAAGTCGGGGAAGAACTTGGGGACGTACCCAAGTCGGAAACAAGCAGAGCGAAGGCTCAAATTAGTGGAGTACTTCAAGCACGCGAAGAAGAAGTAGGTAGAGGGTCAAGACACAAGAGTGTGTCCGACGCGCTGGCTACGTTTAGGTTCAACAGAGACAAGAAGAAAGGAAACTTCTTTAATCTGTTTGATAAAAACGATGCAGGGGCATTAAGAACAATGCTGGAGGAAGGGAAGTATAGCGATGGTACTCGCATTCCTATAAAAGAACAGCGGATACTAAGTAAACTTGTTTTAGCAAGTGAGGCCTATAGACTTTTACATCCAGACTCTAAAAACTTTAATATTGGTTTTGGAAGAAAGGGTTTTTACGCAGCAGGTATGGAGGCTGGTTTCAAAAAGAAAGACTTAAAGAATGCTGCTGGTATAACTGCTGGTAGAGTAGGTGCTACAGATGCTCCTGTTGTAGTGAGCATACCTTCCAGAGATCAGTCTCTTGATCAAAGAGGAAAGGTTGATAGATACACAGCGGAAGGCACTGCATATCACGAGGTTTATCATAAAATATTCTCAAAGTTTTTTAATGACAAACCTATTGACTTCAATCAGTTTAGGAAACTTGTGATACGCAGGTTAAGCGAGAGTAATGTCAAGGAGTTAAATAATTTTGCAGAGCGATACATGGAACGGGAGGACAGTGAATCTGCTGGTGCTTACAAGTCAGAGGAGTTTATGGTTCAACTCGGTGGCTTACTCGGTAGTGAAAGAATTGTTTTTGAAGCATCCTTTCTTGAAGAACTCAAGGCGTTTCTAAATGGTATCGTAAGCAAGATAACAGGTAAGCGTGTACAGATATTTGAAGAGGCTGGTCTGGCTAAAGATATTTCGGAGTACATGAAGGGAATGAGCAAGGCTGTGCGTGCAGGTGCTGACATTAGTCAAGTACCCATGGCTGAATCTTTGCAGACAGAACGCTTTCAAAGAGAGCGACCACAGACTACGGAAAAAACAGAGAAGGACGAGTACGGATTTGAAAAGCCTACGGGCGAGATGGATGTACAGGCAAGTAAAAACGCGGCAGGTATACCAGATCCAGAAAATTACGACAAGACCTTTGACCCTTTAGAGAAACTGACAGGCCTCATAGGGCCGAAGTTAAATGCTTTAGTAAAAAAACTCGAGAGATTTTTCGGTGTAGATAGACTACGCGCTACACGAAAGGATGTGCTCCAGGCACTTGAGGTATCTGAGTCTATCAATGTACAGCACATCAATAGATTCTACCTTGCATTGCGTCAGATAAATAAGATAACAAACAAGTTACCAGACGAGCAGCGACAAGAGATTGCTGACTTGTCAAACGACTACCTATTTGGTGCAAAGGAAGAGACAAGACGCGAAGCATTTGAGAAACTTGAGGAATTAAACCCAGAGTTAGTAAAACAACTTGGAAGATTGAGAGCAATACGCGCATCAATGCAGGAGTCTATACAGAACAGCGCTGTCTTCGATAACTTGAGCAGTGAATTGCAAGAGACTATTATAGATAACACAGCGTCATACGGCACAAGAACATACCGTGCGTTTACTGATCCTAATTTTAAGTTCGACCCACAACTAAGAGCAGCCGCTGAGAAATCTATGGTAGACGCCATGATATATGACATCGCTTTTGACATATATGAAAACGACACCTTCACTGATGAGATGTTTGAGGAGATGGATGCCAGGAATCTCGACATGAATGAGTTAGATGACATTATTCAGTTCATAGAGACAACTCAGATAGACCAGATTAAAACCAGAGTTAAGGACAGCCTAAGAGGTATAGAGAAAGCATCAAAAGAATCACAAGGTAAATATGGTGAGGGATTAGCAGGAAGCAAAGACTTAGGAAAACTAAGGATTCCAACTAAGAAATTAAAGCAACGTCAAGATTTACCTATTGAGTTGATGGACTATATGGGTGTAGAGAAAGACCCATACATTAAGTTTAGCCAAACCATTGCTACCCTTACAAACATGGTGCAACAGTTTACACTGGTGGACAGAGTGAATGAGATTGCACAGCGTAGCGACCTTGGTGATTTAATTGTAACGACTCCTATTGTACGTGCTATCATGGCCACAGACCCAGAGAAAAGACTTGGTGTAAGGGCAGAACAAGTTGCACGTGACATTGGCCTTATAGGTAAAGAAGAGTCCTTTGATGATTTCTATACAAGAACAGGGGGTGAACTAATAGACGGTCAAACTCCTGCGTTTCGCTCAGATCAAATAGACTACATCGAAGACAAACTAAAGGATTACTTCTTAGAGAACTTCACTGTTATTGAAGAAAAGAAATCTCCGATGACTGGTAAGGCTGTGAAGAACGACTTCGTTAGCATGCTGAAGCAAACCCCAATGTATCAGTCTGACAACAAGGTTCTTCAAGGGTACTATAAACTGCTACTACAGATGCGTCGTGTACGTGTACTATACAACCTACCTACCTGGAGAAAGAACATCATGGGTGGATGGTACTTCTTAGGTGCAAACTTTGTGTTGCCGTTTAACAAACACAGAGGTGGGCTGACTGCAATGAAAGATTTGCAGAACAGATTTAAGAAGATGAAAGACGGTGAGTTAGACCCAGAGTACGAAGCAATCCTTGACCGCATGGGTGAACTTGGACTGCTTGGTTCTTCTCCTAACATGGGTATGTTCAGTGATATAAACGATTCATTCATGCAACAGTTAGAGGGTGTGTCCCCAGAGTTAGCGTGGAGTTGGTTACCAGCAGGTGTAAAAAAAGCACAGCGGGAGTTGGGTGTACGTGCTGCGCGTACTGCATATCAGTATGGATTCATTGATGACTATACTAAGATGATTGCTTACCTCACTAAGCGTGAGAACTTTGCTAAGAGACTTGAGTCTAATCCGGAGGGTAAGTCATACGATGAACTTTCCTTTGCACAAAAGCAACAGGTTGATGAGATGACAGCCGAGCGCATCAAGCAGAACATGCCTACGATGTCTCGTATTAATCCTACCTTCCGTAATCTATTTAAGTTACCAGTGGGTGACTTCCTTTCATTCCGTGTTGAAGCCTTCCGTAGTTTCTTCAGTATCTATCGCAATGCGGTTGCTGATCTGGGACAGGCTATGACTAATGAAAACCTTACCAAGTCTCAACGTGATGCGTACATGGTAGATGGTGCAGGTACACTGAGTATGGGTATTGCATTGGCAGGTCTATCTAAATTTGGATATCAAGCCATAGCGGGTATGCTTTTGAAAGATGACGAGGAAGAAGAACTTGGTTTACAAGCAAGGTCAGCAAACTATATACTACCACCTTGGATGCAAGGGTCTAACATTGTCGCTGTAGAAATGAGCAAGGAAGGTAAGATTCGTTTTGCCAACATGAGTTCGGAAGACCCATACGATGAACTGCAAGGACTTATATATGGTCGTAATGGTATATCAAGAAGCAATATGTTGCAAAGTATAGCGTCTGATTTCAAAGACCCTAACCTTGCGGCACGATTACTCTTTAATCTTGTTGATGGAAAAGACTCTTATGGACGACCAATCCTTAATAACGAGGACGTAGGCTGGTTCCATAGATATATCATTGGCCCTAACCTAACGGAGTGGTCAGATGCCTATGGCTCTTATATATTTAAGGAGACTTTCATACCGCCTAACATGAACTACATCGCGCGTGAATACCGCAAGCGTATGGATGCAGCGAAGAAAGACCCCGACTTAGAATTGCAACCCCTTGAAACAGCGGCTGAGTTATCTACTGCGGTAATCTTTAGGGATTACCCTGTTGATATATCAAGACAGTTCTACTACAACATGAGCGCACAGAACTTCCGTAAGCCATACACTTCTCTTAGTGACAACGAAAAATCAAACAGAAAAGTTAGGTTGGACGAGATAAAAAGAGCGTATGAGTTTGCTGCGAACTATGCAAATAAGTTTGGGAACTATAAGATTATAGCAAGCGTAGAGAGTACTATAGATAGGACGTTTGCGAAGAGCCCAGAGGAGGCTATGTATGTGAAGTACGACCTAGAACTTCCGAGATAGGATTCATATATTTGTACTATGAAAAAGTTAAAGAAATTATATTGCTGGTTATTCGTAAAGGTTTTTAAAAGAAAAAGTAAATACTGCGAAGGCAAGAGCGACAATGGTTCGGGGGCTAGTTCTCCGTCCGGTTCATCGGGTTCCTCTGGGTCGTCTGGCTCATCGGGTTCTTCGGGTTCCTCTGGTTCTTCGGGTGCATCTGGTAAATAATGAGTTGGAAAGAGATATTTAGAAATAGCAATGACTGGAACGAGAAGAGTATTCTTGGTGCGCTTTCATTCGCTGTAATGGTTTTAGTCATGACGCTTGATCTGGTAACAGGTGCGTTGGGAAAAGATTTAGTAATCAATGAAGGTGTCTATAACTCTTTCGTGTATGTCACGATAGGATGTTTTGGAATCGCTGGACTAGAAAAATTTGCTAAGTCCGGTGGCGATAAATAAAGAAATATCAGAAGACACGGTAGTAGGTCTATCATTAAAGACTGTTGGTATGATTATCGGCGGCGCAGTGATAGTTAGCCTTGGATACTTTGACCTAAAGGCTGAGGTGCAAGAGGCAAAAGAATTACCCGCACCAGTGATAGGAAGAACAGAGTACGACTTAAAAGATGAGTTGATACGCACCACAATCATGAACACCAAGTCGGATGTTGATGACATCAAGAAGCAACTAGACAAAATAGAGGGGCGCCTCTTCGAGATGAAATGAAAAAGGCTGCCATCGCCATAGCATTCACCCTGCTGTGTGCCTTCAAGGTACCGATCAGGGGATTGGTGGTGGTTCATTATAACGCTGAGTTTAATTCTAGCAACAGCGTACCATTAAAAAAAATTAGTGACGCCCGGGTTATCGATGCGTGGATTGATGACGCTGAGGTTAAGGAGTACGGAAACATAAAGTCTGTTCCTACAATAGTTCTTTATCAAAACGGTAAAGAGATACAGCGGTGGGAGCCGGGGCTTTCATTGAGCCTTTCTGTTACACACCAAGATATACAAGCGGTCATTGATGACATAACTGGCGCAAGTAAATTCTGATGAGAAACATACTGATTACTTTTTTTATACTATCCTCCACATTATCCCAGGCACAGAAGATTGGGGGAGTATTTAAGTACGCTACGTTTTACACTAGCGCTTTTGCTTCATCGCCTATGCCTGCGCAAAAAGAATACTTTGTTACCCAGGCAGGTGAACTGCAAGACATAACCATAGAAAATCCGTTTGACTATAAGGCAACCATAGGAGTGCGTAGGGTTGCTCGCTACGATTATGAGAACAGACAGAACAGATTTTATGATGGACAAACAGAGTCTACAACAGCACTGTCTGCAACGGTTGGTTCCGTAAAGGGGCTTGAGTACCTCGCTCAGTATGATGTGGGACGTCAACAGGGGTCAGAGTACATTAACCAAAGATACTTCCTTAGACACCTCTCTAGATACTTTGTGATAAAGGCTGAGTATTATAACCAAGGACTCGTTGATTTAAACTTCACCCAGGTAGATAGCCGTGTTCGATTACATATAGGAGAGTTAGACTTCAGTGTAGGTTTAGCGGCACGACAACATCAGCCCTATGGATACGACCCTATTGCAGATTATCTTGCGGATAAGCCTTGGTGGGATCTTGCAATGGATTACGGATACTCAGACAACTACTATGGTATTGACTATGATAACGACAGTGAAATAGATAACTTTGATTGGTGGTGGCAAAACAGTGAAGGAGAAAGAGTTGCTGACACTGATGCTGACTTTAGAAAATATATATACAAAGACATAGTAAACGACTACAACAGAGTGATGCTTGATAGCGTAGGTGCTTTGGCTTCTCTCTCAGCAATAGCCGGTGTAGATTACTATCATTATGAAGATGACTTTTGGATCCACTCCTGGGCAAGTGTACTGCCTTATCATAGACATATAGTTGGAGGTCATGAGTTCTCATATCAAAACTTTGTTGAGCACAATTGTGATGAGGATTGCAATGAGCATAATCATCGTGGTGTCCAATGGGTTGACTATAGTGCAGGTCTTGTCTTTGGATGGAAACCAGGAAAGCGTTGGGGCTTTTTTACAGAGGTCGAGTACATGAAGTATTGGGACAGAAATATATTCAACCTAAGAGCGGGTGTTAACTATCAGTTGAGATAAATGAAATGGCTATCCTTATTAATAATAGTGCTATCATTGAGCAGTTGCAGCGCGCAGTGGCACCTAAGAAAAGCAATCAAGAAAGACCCGAGCGTACTAAGGAAAGACACGGTTGTTGTTACGGATACGATTGTAACTGCACCGGTCTCGGTGCGTGACACCATCACCCTTCAACAGCGGGACACCATTACCATCACTAAGGATAGACTTAAGGTTAACATCGTGCGTTCGTTTGATACCATCATGGTGGATGCTATGTGTGATAGCGATACCATTGTTCAAGTGATAGAAGTACCTGTGCCGTCCATCGTTATGAAGGACAGCGACAGGTGGTACAACAAGGTTTACAAGTTTTCTTTTTACTTACTGTTGCTTCTTCTATCTGTGCTTTTCTTGCGTAAGAAATTAATCTCCTGATCAGGAGCCGCAAGCCTCGCAGTCTTCTGGATTTAATAGGTTACAAGTCGGTTGTTCAGCCGATTCAAGTTCTGCTACGAATTTGTCGAAGTCTTCCATAATAAGCAGTAAATAATTGTTAGTGCCCCACGAAATTGTGGGAGCATCGAAGATACAAAATGTATCTATAAAGGTTTCATTTCGTAATAAGGTGAGTACGCGTGTCTTACATCCCATAGCCTTACTTCATCGGGTGAGAAATCGGCAAATAAGTATTCTTCTGGAGATGTAAATAAGATAAACAACACGATGTCCGAATCCTCTTTGTCCATCGCTCTCTTGTTAGCCTTGAATGTTTTCTCACAAGTCTTTACACTAAGTCCGTACTTAATCTTTGTTGACTCTACTATAATGTCTGGGTCATCAGTAACATTCTTTGTTTCTTTTAACAGCGTAGACACTGTATATCTAGTTACCTCTGGTGTAACCTCAAAGTAATGACGGATAAGCAACTCACCAAGTATACCTATGTACTCTGTGTAATACTCTCTTGATACTTCTCCCAATAATACTGATTGCTTTGTACCCTTTCTCTGTTTGTGAGTACCCTTATACCTTCTGCGATTAGCCTCTATCCTTCTTAACGTAAGGTCATTGGCGTATTCTTTTAGGTATGGTGGGATCTGGTCTTTCATGAGAGTCCTTCAAGCCGCAGTTTATTTATGGTAGACAAATCATAATGCTCTTTACAATACTCGTAAAGATTCTTACCAAGCCTCATAGCCTTGGGTAATGTCATGCCCTCTACGGCCTCCTTCCATTCTTGTGGTGTGTCACACAGGATGCCTGTCTCTCCGTGCTTTATAACCTCCTTATATGGCGTTACGTTTGATGCTATGATTGCAGTACGAGTGAACCCTGCTTCAACTACTTTTAATTCAGACTTGCTTTTGTTGAACTTGGAGTCCTTCAAGGGGCTAAGGGAGACATCGAAGAACTTGTACAACTTAGCGTACTGAGTAATATCCACAGGGTTCATTCTATACTTTGCTTTTAATTTTTCTGGATAGTCCATCAGACCCATGCAATATAACTCATGGTCTTCAAACGTCATACCCATCTGCTCTAAATCTTTTTGATGTCCATTGGCTCCGAGATATCCAAAGCGAACCTTGTAGTCTTTAGGCATATCCTTTTCCCAATCAACCCATTGCTCCTCCTTTTGATGTATGGTATTCGGTATCACCCGGTATACAGCGGAAGGGTTTATGTCTTTCATTATCTCTACAAGAAACGCAGAGGGACTCCAAATCTCATCGGCTATGAGTATACTCGCCTTGATATCTTTTGACTGATGGTTCTTGTAGTATTCGTAAGCAGGATTATCCTTTGGTAGTTTCCAATAGTCATCGTTGTCTAATATAAGTTTGACATCATTGTCTACCAGATACTGCTTGAATGCTTTATGATTCGAGACGCTAAACCTTCTTGACCCTACAAGGTTCTTGACCTTTGAAAGGTCGAACTCTTTAAGGTCATTAAAGTTTTCTATAAAGTGTATCTCCAGATCCTCCTCTTCCTTGAGTCTAAGGAAGGGTGTCATTAGCCGGTGATAGTTGATACCATTTAGGCCGTCAAGATAAATCAGCGTCATCATAATGCTCTAGCAACGCGGCTCTTATTAAATCAAATTCTGTATCTATGCTTCTCTTATACTTGCGTATGGTGTTATGCAGACGTTCAGCATCGGTACGAGCCTCACCACTGTTTGTGTGTAGGTCTTCGTACAACTCTATGGCTGCTTCCTGCATTCTTGCAGTCGCCAGGAAATAAACTTTACTTAATAGTTTCGTATCCATGCGCTTTTATTTTTGCTACAAAGGTGTCCTTGGCCACCGTCCCGTCATAATGCGTAGACTGTGATGTGAAAAATCTAGGACTATCGTCATCAATATAACCATTGTTTCGTAGATAATCAGCAAGAAATTTACTGCAACAAATAGCGTTATCAACATCATAACGGCAATTGTAGTAAACATGAATAGACATAGACTCCATGTGCCACTTATCAAATCCTTCAAGAACCTTTTGGATTTTTTCCCAGTAAGTTTTTTTGTACTTTGAGCGTACCGCGTAATGCCTCCCACTGTAAAATTGATTAAGCGAAGGCGGCTTAGGTAACTCCAATTTGATTTCGATAACTTCATCCACCCTCTAATATAAGTCTAAACTACTGTTCTTGTACGCTAAAGGAGTAAAACTTTTCTCACTACTACCAAGATTCCTAAAACCTGTACGTGAACTATTGATTTCAAGAACCACAGGATCATCCCAAGGTGTAGGCTGACCGCCAGTCTCTTGGTTACGTTGCTTACGCACGTGAATCTCTGTACGCTGACGTATGTCGTAGTCATTAGACTGCGTTTTTCTATGGAACGTGATGAATGAATCGGCCCTATTCACGAACTTACCGCCGCCTTCAGTCATCGCTGCACTCGGTGCTACGGGTAATCCATCGGGGCCTTTAATTCTTTGAGCCTCAGTAACTGAGTGGGTGTTCAACCACACTGCCATGTTGTTATTAACACTGAACGTCAGTAGTTCTGATGCGGCCTCGTAGTGATACTCATGAGAAGATAGTTGAGCGTTCTTTGATATGGTTGTCTTCAATGAGTTGTAAGGGTCAATCAGTATACCATCATAAGGCTCTTGTCGTATAAGTTTCTCAGCGAATACTATAAGGTCGGTGTAACTATACACTTGATTGTTATTTATAATCGTAAAATGTTTGTTCACCCACTTGTATGCGGCTACTCTTTCCTCATAGTGCATGTCACTAACAGGTACATCAACTAAGAACTCCATAAGCCTCATCTTAACAGCGGCAGTTCTGTTCTCGGAAGAATATATAATCCATCTCCAATTGTGTAGTACAGATGCTGTCACCATTAGATACAAGGCCATTGTAGTCTTACCTACATTACTGTGCCCGTTGATAATAGTAAACTCTTTCTTAAACAAGTAGTACTTATCTAGGTTTGATAGCCCGGTAGTCAAGCCCTTCTCTATCTTGCCTGTTGCAAAATCATTTATCCATTCCAGATCAGTAGCGTCTGAAGATATAAAGGACATGTCTCCATCGTTGATGCGGAACTCTCTTTTAATCTTGTTCTCATCATCAATAATCTCACGGATAGGCATCGTCTTACCTTGGTTGATTCCATCAGCCATGGTCTTGCGTGCTAGGTCTATGTCTTGTACATCTTTGCGTACAAGTTCACGTTCCATTACACGCAGTGCCTCGTCCTCTTCCATTCTTCCTGCGGCAATGTATCCCCCACACAATATGGATGCACGCAACAACGTGCGATGTTTGTCTCCATCATCAGCCTTGCGTATCATGTGTACCACGATGTCTAACTTCTCGTAGTCAGTGTACGCTTCCCGCTGTACTGCCTCTTGATGTTCACTACCCTCTGATAACATCAGCCCAAAAACATTAGGCTCTTCATTACTTATAAGGTCGGGGTCGTAACTCTCAAAGCATGCGCGTGAAAGGTTTATTCCGGATGGGTCAACCTCTAATCCGTAAGTCCTATCGAAGTATGCTTGCAACGCACGGAAGTGGTCGCGGTGTCTTTCCGGATTCGTTACCTGTACAAGTGCTTTCAATCCGTCTCCACTCGGAGACGTCCAACAGGCGCGTATGTAGTCATCAGTTCCAAGCAGAGACTTGTAGTCCTCTACATCTATATGGTCAAAGTCTAATACAATTATACCGCTGTGCCCCAGGATCTGGCTGTCTCTCCTTCCTTCAAACACACCAGAGAATAGTGCGATAGGTAAAGTTTTCTTTACGTCCTTGTTGCCGGCTCTAACTTCTTCGACCTTATCCTTGCTCTTCCCTACTCGTATACGTGAGAGAGACTCTTCTAGTGTTGTGTAATGTGGGTTGTCTATGTCCGTTACTGACGGAAACATTGTGATGCTCTCACTTGAACTCATTCTCGTAGTCTTTTTCTTTGTGAACTTCCGAGTACCCAACTATATCTTGGCTGTTGATTTTGTAAACTCTAAAGTTTAGTTTCTTGGCTGTAAGTTTTGTAAGGCCCTCTAAAAATTCTAACGCTTTCTTATCCTTGTTCAAGGCCTTGAGGTCTTTTGCTCTACTCACACACTCTAGCCCTTTCCATTTGTTGGTATACATTTTTTTACCACGCTTTGTCTGCCAAATAATATCCACATTATAGTAGTGTATAGGCTGTCTCTCACTTAAGTCCCACCCCATATGCTATTCTATCATTGTACATTTTAATGTCCTCTTCATACAGGATTTCAAAAACCTTCTTGGCCTCATCACCTAGGCTCCAGATCTTGGAGTTGGTAGTGTTACTTTTATACAGCGGAATGGTTTCTCCAATGCGCTCACAAACATACTTCCAATCCTCCTCCATGTTTTCTACCACACCTAGCCACATGTCGTCTTCCATCCATTCAACTTGCTGATACTTTAAATAAGGCTTGCTCCAGAACTTATCAAAGAAATGGAATTGCATAAACATCTCTCTTGTTATTATCTTGTCTTCCGGGGCCGGGAAGTTTCCTGTCTCGTCAAACACCCACGCAACATTGGGGTTATTCCTGTAGTGGTAATCGCAGTTGTACACGTAGTGTGAGATAAATCTTCTCTCTGGGTTTCTGACAAACCCAAACTTAAAGTACTCGTTCCACCTGTCTTCACCGGCTACCTTTTTAATAGAGCCCATTGTCTCGTGACCAAATGGTGGGGTACTATTGTCTCCGACCGTTGCCTCTGGATCTAGTTTGAGCAGTGCTTCCTCCATTGAGGTGCTTGCGTTCTTCGGAATCTTTACGAAGATGAACTTGAATTTATCTGATATAATCATACCTTGGTTATGTTTACTATTTCATATTGGTCTAAGGTTTCCGTATTGTTTGTGTACAAAACCACCCTGTATATTAGAGACTTGTTTAATTCAAGCGTATTGGTAAGCGCCTGGTCTAGAATTACAGAACCCTCTTCATATTTTCTTACATACAAAGGATTGATTGGCTTACCGTTACTGAACACATCCATGTTCTTGTTGTGTACTCTAAGTCCTGCTATCACTGTGCTGTGATGTCGATTAAATACGCTGCCCATATAGGACATTGTAAGTCTTGTGTTCTCTTTAAGATAACCCCATACCATCATCCTCGTTTCAACCAAATCTCTGTCTCTCCTGGCCATTTTTATAGACCCTTCGTGTGCCCGATTGATTTTACAGAACACAGATATGGCGGTCGTTATAGCCTGTTGCTCTATGCTTCTTTCTATTTGATACTCAGTCATACCAAAATTACTTGTCAATTATAATTCGTTTGTAATACTCTGGTGCTAACCTTTTAATCTCCTTGTAGAGTACAGCCTCTGCTTCCCTAAGTTCTTTCTTTGTTTTTGTATCGCCCTTACCTTTTGTGCCAAACGAAGTGTGCAGTGTCGCTAATTTTTCTAACTGCTCATCGACTTGCGCGCGTACAAGAGAGCACATGTTGGCACGTGACGCGCCCTTACATACCTTGTCCATTATTATCTAAGATTAAATTCGAAATGATTCTTGAAGGGATCTCTGCTAGAACTCGTGCGTATATCTATAGCGTACACGTCATCAAACTCTTGATACACTAAGTACTCTCTGCTCTCAAGTAGTTCTCTCATAGATGCCCATCCGTTTGCAACATGCTTGTGCTCTGCCTTAATTAGTTTGGGTCGCAACGCACCCTCGTATGCAACTTGATTAAGGATAACCAAGTCATGCCCTTCGGTGTCGATTTTTAAGAAGTCGATCTGGCTTATACCAGACTCCTTTAACATGTCGTCATAGGTAATTGATTCAACTAACCTTGACTCCACTAGGTTCTTGTTGCCCTCGAGAGTGTACTCAGAGAACGAACTCATGCCCGCAAAGTCTCTATCTTTCTCAATGACAGACTGCTTGAATACATCCATCTGTCTTGAGCCTCTGCTCACATCAATCGCGCAGTTCATGTACGTTACACCATCGTGCTTCTCTAAGTTGTTTAGGTACTCTTGTACCGGCTCAATGATAACTCCTGTCCACCCATTCTTACCTAGGTTATTCAGTGTGTTAAAATCACAACTACCTATCTCAACAAAACATTTAGTAGCACTCATGAAGCGTCTCTGATTTGTGATAGTACTGATCGGGTGCAAAGTATATGTAAGGCATTAGTGTCTCGCCTTCGGGTGTTACTGCACCGCGCTTCTTTCTTTCATACCAATCGGGATGCCCTTCTAACATATCTAACTGCCTTAGTTCATCCTCCGATACCAAGAATAATTCTACATCTACATTGAATCCAACGCCAGGTTTCTCTACGAGAAAGGGCAGTCCTGATCCATGTACTACCATAGGGTATTGTCTCTCAGTCTTTGCTTGTGAAACGAATATAGCATTGCTCAGTAGCACGTTGTTTCCAAACCCACGCTTGAGTGTACCGTATACAGCGATTAAAATATCACGCAGTTCTTCGCTATCACTTCCTTGTACCACCACTCTACGTCCTCCTTCTGCTTCGCGCTGAAAATCGTCTTGATTCCTTTGTTTAGTTGCCATCTCTTTTTTCGTCTATTATATTTAATACTGTAAGCCCGCACACTCGGTGAGTCATTCGCGGTCTTTCTTTTTTCTCCAAAGTTTCCATTCATAATAAGAAGTATTAATGCAGGGAGGGGCCCCAAGTGTGGGAGTTTCGCTTAACATAATAAAAACCCCTCCCTTACACTAGTAATTTAGAACGGCAATCCGTCGTTGCCTTTAGCCACTGCTTTAGCGGCTTGGCTTTGAGTGTTCTGTCCTCCGTTTGCACGTGGATTGAACACACTCGTGAATGCAGTTCCGTCGGTCTTGATGATGAAGTCCACGTTCACATTGCCTGCGCCCGTTAGATACTTCTTCATTTCATCCAACTGATCTTCCTTGAAAGAGATGTTGTACTTGACAACACCGCTATCAAACTCTTTGCGTTCGCCTACATATCCCATGTAGACTCCCTTGCTTTGTTGTTGTGACATAGCAATTGATAGATTAAATTTCCCCTTGTAAAAAGAACGTAGTAGATGGCTTGTCATTCTCATAATGCTCCTTGATAATACTCAAGGCACGAGCCACTTTACGTCTACCAGAGTCAAGGGTTTCCTCTGATGCTTTATATACTGCTGGTAAATACGGGTATGCTTTCTCTTGCACTACCCAATAGAAATCCTTTACTCCGAATGCGTGTGTGTATAGGAATGCCTGTATGTCGTATCCGAATACACGTACATCTCTTGGGAATCCCTTCACGCTACGAGAAGACTTACTGTCTGCTATGAATCCTTTGCCGAGGCAATCAAGGAAACCACGGAAGGGAACTACCTCCGCGCCAATTTCAAGTTCTTGTAAGAACTCTACTTGATAGTCCCCATCCAGGTATATGTTGAGTACCTTCGATTCATCGAGCCTTGTTATCATGTCGATACATTGCTGATAGTCATCTATAGATACAACAGTCTTGTCTTTTGCTTTTGTTTTTTCTTCAGCCTTCCATTCCTTGTACACCTTAGTGACACGAGGGTTCTTACCTCCAACCTCTTTGATAATCTCTGTGTCATCCATGACATGGAAGAGGTCGTTGAACTTGTGTGCTTCAAACAAAAGGCAATCGTAAGCACTCCCAAATGTGAGTGCCTCCGATTCCTTACGCAACTTGCCTTGCATATATAATTCAAACAGTGCAATGTCTTGCAGTGCATACTTGATTGAAGAGTACGATAGGTACTTCTTTCCTGTCTTCTTTACTAAAGACTCAAACCATCCATGAGTCATACTAACTTCTCTAACTTAGAAATCTGAGAAGCAGTCATGGTGCCTTTGTATTTGTCTTGTATCGCAGTGAAGCGTGTGTTACGATCAGGCTTGTTCTTACCTGCCTTGATGTACTCCACTGACTTCTTGAATATCTCGTTGAGACTTTCCTTGCTTTTGGGTGCAGGCTCCCCTTCCTTAGCGATTGCCATGCCTACCTCATCAGCCGTAGCGATTGATGTCTCTATCCCTATACCTAAGAACCCAAGGGCTCTACCTACAGCGGACGTTTCACAATTTTCTACGTATGATGTTTGATTAATTCGAGAGGAACTCTTGTCCTCTTGCGCCATACCTTGAGCCAATACATTGCCTTCGGCATTTGATATGGTTGCTTGTATGACACATGACTCAGGATCCAGGTGTAGCACCTGCGTTTCCAATGAGAAGTCTTTATACTCTGATAGAGTACGGAATGCAATGACACGTTGATTAACCTCAACGTACTGCTTGCCTTTGATGTTCGTTGTTTTGAACTGATAAGTGTTAGACATAGTATATAATTTAATTGATTCGAATTTACGGTATCCACATTTAATTAACAAGTGCTATGGTAGATATTTTTTTACAGGCTCAAGGTCTGGAAGTTTCCACTCAATATCCCACCTTTTGATGAGCCGAAATACTGTGCGGGATGTTACCCCCAGTTCCTTGGATGCCTCATTTACATTCTGGTGTTTGCACAATGCGTACCTTACCATTACCCTCCAGTTTCTCTCTATGTTGAGGTCTTCCTGTGGATACTTCATCCCCTCTACTTCTTTGTAGAGAGTCCACTCTTTCTTTCCTGCCATCTTCTGTACATGTTTGCGGCCCATGCTCTACGTTGAGTAGGGTTTTTATAAATAGGGCGTAGCCTTGCCATTGCTATGCGCATAAATTGTTTCATCCTTTTCATTGCTGTTCTCCTTTACCGGTTAGATACATAAACAAGACAGCAAGCATAAGTGTAAGTACAATTAGTGTTTTCATTTCTCTTTGGTGTTAAAGGTTTTCCCACTTATATCCAAAACACAATCTCATCATAGTACGATGAAACCAATTAGGTTTGTAGGTTAAATTAAATTGAACATAATGGTCTTTTCCTAATCTATA